GAGCCGATAAGTAATTTTACTTATGACCCTAGAAAAAATACGGCAAAAAAGATAAGGTAATTTCATTACCTTTGTAAGAAATAAGTAATGGCAATTATCCCAAGTACAGAGCAATTTATTGGCATCTCGCCAAATGTAAACACTTCTGAAAGAAGGTCTGCATTAGTAAATTCAGACAGCGAACCATATACAATGCAAGACTTTATTGACACCATTGGTCCCGGGCAAGTGGGTCCTCAAGGTCCGGTAGGTCCTCAAGGTCCTGCAGGAACAAATGGTTTGTTTGCTCAAACTGCTTTAGGAGCACTTATTACTAATACTACTGTAGAAACTTCATTAATAGGAGCAGGAGTAGGTACTTTATCAGTGCCTCCCAATACATTTCAAGTGGGGGATAGTTTTGCTGCTAGACTTTGTGGATATTTATCTTGTGCAAATAATGCAACAATTCATATTAGAGTAAGGTCTGATGGTACTGTTATAGCAGATGCAGGTATATTTTCTATGAAGATAACAACAAATAAATTTTTTGAACTTAATATAGATTTTACAGTTACTAAAATAGGAGTAGCAGGAGTTGCTGAGTTATTTACAAATGGTCAGTATAGTTATAATCATAATTCACAAGGTGAAATAGCAGCAAATAACTTTGCTTCAGTTACTACTACTATATTTGACACTACTGTCCTTAATGCTTTATCTATTACAGCTGAATGGGGTGCAGCAAGTGCTAATAACAAAATTCAATCTCAAAACTTTGTATTAACTAAAGTATATTAAAAATAAAATAAAATAATTTCATTACCTTTGTAAAAAATAAAATAAAACAATTTTGCTAACTTTATAAAAAAAACAAATTATGCCTACTATCCCAAGTTCAGAACAATTTATTGGATTGTCACCAAATGTAAACACTACCGAGAGAAGGTCAGAGTTAATAAATGCAGAGAGTTTTCCATATACAATGCAAGACTTTATTAATACTATTGGAGCAGGTTCGGGTCCTCAAGGTCCACAAGGTCCTCAAGGTCCTCAAGGTGTTCAAGGTGTTACAGGCAGTCAAGGCCCTGCAGGAACTGTAGGAGCTACAGGCAGTCAAGGACTACCGGGCCCAACGGGTGCTACGGGAGCTACGGGAGCTACGGGAATAGTAGGTCCTCAAGGTGTTCAAGGATTACAAGGATTTCAAGGTGTAGCCGGAGCAGTGGGCCCTGCGGGATTAAATTGGCAAGGTGGATGGTCTGCTTTAGGCGTTTATGTAATTGATGACGCAGTAGGATATGGTGGGGCTTCTTGGTTTTGTATAAATAATATTGGGCCTGTTCCTACTACTCCTAATTTAGACCCAACTCATTGGTCATTACTTGCATCGCAAGGTGCAGTTGGTCAACAAGGTGCTCAAGGTATTCAAGGTATTCAAGGTATTCAAGGCCCTGCCGGTGCAGCAGGATTGCAAGGTGCTCAAGGACCGATAGGTTTAACGGGTGCTACAGGTGCAACGGGTGCAACGGGATTGCAAGGCCCACAAGGTGTGGCCGGAACAAATGGAACGCAAGGTCCAATTGGACCAATAGGTGCTACAGGTGCCACGGGTGCTCAAGGTATTCAGGGTGCTCAAGGTACAGCCGGTACAGTTGGTCCTGCGGGATTAATATGGGCAGGCACTTGGAGTGCTTTAGGTGTTTATGTATTAAATAACGCCGTTTCTTTTGGAGGCGCTAGTTATTTTTGTTATAACCCTGCAGGTGTAGGTCCTTCAGCATCAAACCCTACGGTTGATACTCCTAATTGGGCGTTACTTGCATCGCAAGGCGCAACAGGAGCAGCAGGAGCAGCAGGAGCAGCAGGAGCAGCAGGTCCGGCAGGGGCAACAGGTCCTCAAGGAATTGCAGGAGTTGCGGGTGCTACAGGACCTCAAGGTTCTACGGGAGCAACAGGAGCAACAGGTCCTCAAGGAATTCAAGGCGTAGCGGGACCAATTGGCCCTGCAGGATTAACTTGGGTTGGTGTTTGGAGTGCTTTAGGGGTTTATGTACAAAATGAGGCTGTATCTTTTGGTGGTGCAAGTTATTTCTGTTATAATCCTGCAGGTGTAGGTCCATCAGCGACAGACCCTTCACTTGATACTCCTAATTGGGCATTGCTTGCTGCAGTTGGAGCTACAGGTGCAACGGGTGCGGCAGGAGTAGCGGGTGCTACAGGTCCGGCAGGTCCGGCAGGTGTTGCAGGTCCAACAGGACCACAAGGAGTTCAAGGAATACAAGGAATACAAGGAGTACCTTCAGCAACTTTTTCTGCAGTTAATTTTAGTCCGCTACCTATTTTCCCAATATTTACTGAATGGGTGACTGATGTTATTACCATTCCTGCAAATACATTTGATAGTTTCTCAGAAGTGGTTTTAAATTTAGTAGGGCAAATAAGTAAAAATACTGTTTTTGAGAAATTTACATATAAGATATACTTAACCGATACGCCACAAGTTATTGATACACTTTTTGATAATGCTAATTTTCCAATTAACATGGTAGAGGCAAAAACAGGAGATGCTGCACAGCTAACAACTAAGTTAGAAAGGTCTTTTGCAATAGGCGGGAATGATGTTTTATATTTTCAGAATAATCTTACTGCTACTTCAAATTCTGATAATGCAGTATTAGCATCAACACCATTATATACTGCTACTTATTTTAATAATGTTCCTAAGCTTGCTTCAACGATACATGGTACAAGCATTGATTGGTCTTTGGATTGGTATATAGCAGCTGTGGTAATTTCAGAAGATGTTAATGAGGCATTTATAGAGAGATGGATTTCACTTAAATAATAATATAAATGAAGAATGTTAGAGGGTTAGGAGATGTTATTGAAAAAATAACAACATCTACAGGGATTAAAAAAGCAGTAGACACTGTTTCAAAAGCTGTAGGTAAAGATTGTGGATGCAGTAAAAGAAAAGAAGCATTAAACAATCCTAATTTACTTGTAAATAAAATGTTTAATCGTAAAAAATAATATTATGAAGACCAAGAAAGTTATTGCAAAAAAGACTGCTCCTAAAGTGATGGTTGGTAAAAAAACAGCTTTTGATATTAAAGAAGCTAGTAATCAAAATCTAACTGCCGGAGCAAGAAATAATTATGCGAAAAACGCACAAGCAGCTATGAAAAATTCTAAAAAAAAATAAGCCATGCCAAATTTAAAACTTCAAGTAAGTAGAGCTTTATATGTGTATCCGTCTGACGATACGAATATACCAATGCCAAGTCTTATTCTACAGGGTGTTGCTAGTTCAGCCTCTCCATTTAAACTTATAGATAACACTGTAGACTTTATCGCATTGGGCGTTCAGGTCGGTGATACTGTATACGCTAATAGCTTAGGTGCAATGGTTACAAATGTAGATAGCGCTACTGTTTTGACTTTAAATTTAGATATTATATCGGGTAGCGGAGACGGTTATGATTTATATTCAGGAACAAATATGTCAGGAACAATTGAGCCATGTGTATTATTTGTTGGTAATGGTGGAGACGTAGAGGTTGTAACAGCGGGAGGTGACACTGTTAACTTTGTGAATATTCCTTCGGGGTCTTTTCTTCCCGTTCAAGTTGTAAGGGTTTTAACGTCAACATCAGCAAATAAAATTATAGCTCTTTGGTAATGATACAGATAGGAATAAATATAGTTATAAAATAAACTTAAAAGTGTCATGCATAAAAACTTTCTAGCATCTTTTTATTTTTTATTTGGATTTATCACTTCATTTTCAATGATGTTTAGTGAAGGTGAGATTTATGTAAAGTTGGCAGGATACACCCTTTTTTTTTATTTAGCTTTTAGTCTTTTAGATGCTATTGAAGACATAACCTCATGAGAACGCAACTATTCATATTATTGACAAATATTCGTTTAGCATCGACAAAATTACTTGGAATTATTGGGGCTTTCTTTTTACCTATTACGGGGATACTTTTTTTAATTGGCTTCGCCATAGTAATAGATACGTTAACAGGAATTTGGAAGTCTAAGAAGTTAGGATTACCCATTACATCTAGGAAGCTATCAGCTATTGTTTCGAAGCTAATGCTTTATGAAATTGCTGTTATTTTATTTTATTTGATAGATAGGTTTATACTCAACGATATTATTTTAACATTCTTTTCGGTACCTTTGATGTTAACTAAGATACTTGCATTAGTTTTAGTGTCTATAGAAGTTATGAGTATTAATGAGAATTACGAATCTGTAAGAGGAATCAATATGTGGACAGCAATGAAAAACTTATTCGCAAGAGCTAGAGATATTAAGCAAGACATAGATACAATAAAATGATACGAAAATTATTTAAGTATTTGAACTTCTTACAGCAGGAAAAAATAAAAGCAATGATTTACAGAGCATGAAATACGCTGCTTATATATTAGCTATCTTTAGTATCTTAATGATATTTGAACACTACTTGCTTAAAAAAGAAAATAAATTTTTACGAGATGAACTACACAAGAGAACAGATAGAGATAGCAGTCAAGAATAAGGGATATGTTTGGTTTAACAGCCCCAAAGACTATGATGTTAATATCGTAGGTATTAGAAACCTAAAGCCCGGCAAGAAGGTCACAAACGAATTCGATGACACCTTAACTTTGTCGTACAAAATCAACGGAGTATGGCAGTATCATGAGTGGAAAATCACCACTGACCCCGGCAAAAAACCTACAGAAATATTAAGACAATCGAAAGGAGTGGCTAGACTAAAGACCGGTCAATACAGAGGGGTCTATGCTGTAAGTATGCATAATGGGAAATATGAGGCTTTATGTCAGCGTCTTGGTAATGTCACTGTATATAGAGATAATAACAAGGACACTGTGTATGATGAGAAGATAACAGAGACAGGAATGTTCGGTATCAATATTCATCGCTCATCTATCTACAAAGACCCAACTTACGTGGACTACTTTTCAGAGGGGTGTCAAGTTTTTAGATTCAACTCAAATTTTGTCGAGTTCATGAAAATTATAAACAAGGCTAAGGCAGCATTCGGAAATAAATTCACTTATACTTTAATTGAGCTATGAAAATAGAAGTAAATAAAAAGGTAAAGCCAAAAGTAAAGCGTGCAAATATTCATGCAAAGAGTAAGACTTCTAAATTGAAGTCAAGTAAGAATTACAAGAAAACATATACAAAACAAGGGAGATGAGAAATTTTTTAGCAGGTACGACTAAAGGTAAGTCTAAAACGGCAAAGTATTATCATGAAAATCCTGAAGCGAGAGAGAAGAAGGTTAAATATGATATGAAATATCATGATACTGAAGAACGTAGAGAATATAGAAGAGACCTTCAGCGTATAAATAGAAAGAATGGTACAGCAGGAAACCATGACGGAAAAGACGTAGCCCATGTATCTAAAACAAAAACAGTATCTCAATCTCAATCTGCAAATAGAGCAGATAAAAAAAGAAACTTTTTCAAAAAGAAATAATGAAACTATCGTATATCCTTGTGGTCTTTTTAAGCGCTCTAATGTTACTTGGATGCTCAAGTGAACGCTTGGCACAATACCACTATAAAAAAGCTCTTAAACACGGCTTAAAGGTTATTCAAGACTCTGACACCATAACAATAAATACAATAGATTCTATTCCTGTAATAATAAACGATACTATCGTGTGGGAGAAGTATTTTACCACTAAGGATACTATAGTTAAGTTCAATAATATTTACGTTCCTAAAACTAGGTGGCAAACAAGAATTGAGTATCGTTATAAGACCAAAGTTCTTAAGCAAGATGTGCTTAAATACAAGTACATTTATAAAGACTCAAAGCAAAGGGCAAAAGAAAAACGTGGCATTAATTGGCAGTTATTTTTTTGGGGAGTATTGACAGGGGCAATCCTTTTGGTTGTTATTTCTTTTGTTTGGAGAATGTTTATTAAAAAAGCATTATATTTGTGACAAAATTAACTTAAATCAAATAAAATGGGTAAGATAGAAAACAACAATGTTCAAGATATTATTTTTGTAACAGATGAAGAATTAAAAAACATCAGAGAGATGAATGGCGATTTTTCTAAAGCAAAAATGAATCTTGGTGATTTAGAATTGCAGAAGCAAAGCTTGATAAAATACATAGATAGTATTAAAGATGTTTTTACAAAACATGAAAAGATACTAATGGAAAAGTATGGTGAAGATGCTGTAATAAATATTGAAACAGGAGAGGTAACAAAAAAACAATAGAAAGCATGGGAAAAATAAGTAGCTATACAATTATATCAACGCCTACATTAAACGATAAGTTAATTGGAACTGATGTAACTCCAAACAATGAAACTAAAAATTTCTTAGTTAGTGATTTATTGGCATTGGGAGTTGGTGGAACAGGGGCTACAGGCCCTCAAGGTCCACAGGGAATTGCAGGAGTAACAGGAGCCCAAGGTGTTCAAGGTGTTCAAGGTGTTCAAGGAGCAATTGGACCAATAGGTCCCGCGGGATTGAATTTTCAAGGTGTTTGGAGTGCTTTAGGTACTTATGTAAATGATGATGTTGTATCCTTTGGTGGAGCTTCTTATTTTTGTTATACAGCAGGCGTTGGACCATCAGTGTCAAACCCTGTAATAGACACAGTTAATTGGGCGCTTTTAGCAAGTATAGGTGCAACGGGTCCTACGGGTCCGGCGGGTGCTCAAGGTATTCAAGGATTAACGGGCGTTCAAGGTCCACAAGGAGTTACGGGTGCCACAGGTGCTACGGGGCCTATAGGTCTTACAGGTCCTACGGGAGCTACGGGAGCTACGGGAGCAGCAGGGGCAGGTGGTGTAACAACTGCAGGAACTAATATATCAATAACAGGATTAGGGACATTAGTAAGTCCTTACATTGTTAATTCTACAGTTCCATATACAATATATAAGGCTTTAGTTTCTGTTTCGGGTGGTATTTTTACGGTAATACAATTAGAAAATACAATTGGTGATGGAAGTAATGTTAATCCCGCAGATATTGAATGGAGCAATCCTACTAGCGGAAGTTTAATCGCAACTAAAACAGGTGCATTTTCATCTTCAAATGTCTTTATAACTGCTCCAAGTATGCAGGAATTAAATATTCCTTATATTCTTACTCCATCTAAAATAGACTTAAATACAATCTTAATAAAAGTTTTTCTGTATGATGGAACTTCTGCATCTACTCCAAATCTTACAGATATACCAATTGAAATAAGAATATATTAAAATATGGAAATAAGAAAAATTTCTATTGGCCCTGACTATAAAGGAGGGGCAATGCACTATATCGTAGGGCAAAAAATATTAAACGACACTAACGAGATACATGTAATAAAGCTTGAGGATTCAACTCAGTCTATAAAAATATACATCATCAACGAAGCAAATGAAATACTTTTGTGGAAAGAATTTACGCATACCATTCCAATTTCTATTGAATATAATATATTCTATTAATGAAATCACCATTTTACTTTATTGTTGAGTCTTTAATAAATAAAAGGTACAACAATACAAAATCCATTAGTGGACTCGATGTTATTATAAGTACATCTGAAGAAGACTATATATCTTCAAACAGGCTTGCTAAAGTAATAGAAGTGCCATTAGGGTATTCAGGTCCAATATCTCCCGGAGACGTATTACTTGTTCATCATAATGTTTTTAAATTTTATTATGATATGAGGGGTAGGCAGAAAAGTGGGAAAAGTTTTTTTAAGGACAATATCTTTTTTGTTGAGCTAGACCAATTTTTCATGTACCAAAAAGATGGTGTATGGAATGCTTATGATAAGTATTGTTTTGTAAAGCCAATAGATGCTATTGACTCTTATATAAAAAAACCTTTTAGCAATGAGCCATTAATGGGTGAGATGCTATATCCAAATGATTACTTAATTTCAAAAGGAATAAATAAGGGGGATATGGTATGTTTTTCTCCCGATAGCGAATATGAGTTTACTGTTGACGATGTTATGATGTATAGAATAATAGATAGTCAAATAACAATTAAATTAAATTAATGGATACAAAAGAAATAAAATTAAGAATAATTGCAGCAGGTCATAAAGCGGTTGAGCAACTAATAAAAGTTGCAGAAGAAAACATTATCAAAGTAGATTCTGAAGATGAATTGGCAGCAGATAGATTAAAGAATGCTGCTATGACAAAAAAGTTAGCGATATTTGATGCTTTCGAGATATTAAATAGAATAGAATCAGAGAGAGAAGGAATTGAATCCTTAGAGAAAGGAATAAGTAAAACAGATACTAAACAAGGATTTGCTGAAAGACGATCAAAATAATATATGTTGTGTACAAAAAAACCTTGTACCCGCAACGACAATGTCCCACAAGAATAGGGCAAGGTCTTGGATATATGGGTATAATGAGAAGCATGACATTATTGTTATTTCAAAGAATGGTCAAATAGGTGAAATAGTAAATATATCAGGAATAAACATTGGTCTGCCACCTGTGCCTGATAAGGTATATAAAAGAAGCGAAGTTAAAGCTGAACAATATTGGCAAAGAGAAGAATTGCCAAGAGAGTTATTAAAAATACCATCAATTTTTACTTGGAATGAAATGCCTTCTCAATTTAAAGATAGGTGGGTAGATTATATTGAGAATGAATTTGATTGTAGAGAATCAGGATTTTGGTTCTATAATAATGGAGTACCTACATATATAACAGGGTCCCATTATATGTATTTGCAATGGGCAAGTATTGATGTCGGATATCCCGACTTTAGAGAAGCAAATAGAATCTATTGGCTTTTTTGGGAAGCTTGTCGTGCTGATACTCGTTCTTTTGGAATGATATATCTAAAAATAAGAAGGTCAGGTTTTTCTTTTATGTCATCTTCGGAATGTATTAATGTCGCAACTCTTGCAAGAGATGCTAGGGTTGGTATCTTATCAAAGACAGGGGCTGATGCTAAAAAAATGTTTACAGATAAGGTAGTTCCAATTAATAGTAGGCTTCCATTTTTCTTTAAGCCAATTATGGACGGAATGGATAAGCCAAAGACTGAATTAGCATTTAGAATACCGGCATCAAAGATTACTAAGAAAAACATGTATAATGCTGAGGCAAATGACCTTGAGGGATTAGATACAACTATAGATTGGAAGAATACAGAAGACAACTCTTATGATGGGGAAAAATTATTATTTCTAGCACATGATGAAAGTGGTAAATGGACTAAGCCAAATAATATAAAAGAAAATTGGAGAGTTACCAAAACTTGTCTAAGATTAGGTTCTAAAATTATTGGTAAGTGTATGATGGGTTCAACATCAAATGCTCTATCAAAAGGAGGAAGTAATTTCAAGGATATATATGAAGACTCAAATGTTTCTCATAGAAATGCAAATGGTCAAACAAAAAGTGGGCTCTATGCTTTGTTTATACCTATGGAGTGGAACATGGAAGGATTTATAGACTTATACGGTTCACCTGTATTCAATGCTCCTGAAACTCCAATTATGGGAGTAGATAAATTGCTAATAAAAAATGGAGCTATTGATTATTGGGAAGCTGAAGTAGATTCTCTAAAAAGTGATGCTGATGCCTTGAATGAATTTTATCGTCAATTTCCAAGAACAGAGTCGCATGCTTTTAGAGATGAAAGTAAGCAAGCAATTTTTAACCTTACAAAAATATACCAACAGATAGATTACAACGACTCAACAATAAAAGGACATCATACTACTCGTGGAAGTTTCCATTGGTTAGATGGTATTCAGGATACTAAAGTTGTTTGGACACCTGACAATAGAGGTAGATTCTTGGTAAGTTGGATGCCTAATAAGTCTATTCAGAATAATGTATATAATAGAAATGGAGTTTATCACCCCGGAAATGAGCATATAGGTTCATTTGGGTGTGACTCTTACGACATATCGGCAGTAGTAGGTGGTAGAGGTTCTAATGGTTCTTTGCATGGCATGACTAAGTTCCATATGGACGAAGCTCCTACAAATGAATTTTTCTTAGAGTATATAGCAAGACCACAAACGGCAGAGATATTTTTTGAAGAAGTATTGATGGCTTGTATTTTTTATGGTATGCCTATACTAATAGAAAATAATAAGCCTAGATTATTATATCATTTCAAAAACAGAGGGTATAGAGGGTTTTGTATGAATAGGCCCGACAAGTTATATTCTAAATTATCAAAAACAGAACGGGAGTTAGGTGGTATACCAAATTCATCTGAAGATGTAAAGCAATCGCACGCATCAGCAATTGAGTCTTATATTGAGAAGTTTATAGGTATGGATTTAGTTGGAACGTATAGAGATTCAGACGAAATAGGAACTATGCCATTTACAAGAACATTAGAGGATTGGGCTAAATTTGATATAAATGATAGAACAAAATTTGATGCTTCAATTAGTTCGGGATTAGCTATAATGGCAAATCAAAAACATATATATATACCTGAGAAAAAAGAATCAAAAATTAGCATTACCTTTGCAAGATACAGTAACGATGGAAACAACAGTCAATTAATCGAATGAAAGATACGATAATAGATATAACCTCTGCTTCATTCCCAAGTCAGTTAGCAACAGACAGCGAAAAAGCAACAGAAAAATTTGGACTCCAAGTAGGACAAGCTATTCAGTATGAGTGGTTTAGAAAAGATGGGGGGTCATGTAGGTTTTATAATCAATGGAGAGATTTCCATAGGTTAAGACTGTATGCAAGAGGGGAGCAATCCATAGCAAAATATAAAAACGAGCTAGCAATAGATGGTGATTTATCATACTTAAATTTAGATTGGACACCTGTTCCTATACTTCCTAAATTTGTGGATATTGTAGTTAATGGAATGTCTGATAGATTATTTAAGGTTAAGGCATACTCTCAAGACGCAATGTCTCAACAAAAGAGAAGTAAGTTTCAAGATATGGTTGAGGCCCAAATGGCAGCTAAAGTTCCACTTGAGATTATCCAAGAGAAAACAGGAGTTGACCCATTTATTATGCCTCCCGAGCAGTTGCCTAAAACAGATGAAGAGTTAGCTCTTTTCATGCAGTTAAACTACAAGCCTGCAATTGAAATTGCTGAGGAGGAAGCTATTAATACCATATTTGATGAGAACCATTATCAAGACATTAGAAAAAGAGTAGACTATGATTTAACAGTAATAGGCATTGGAATAGCAAAGCATGAATTTTTATTAGGCTCGGGTGTTTCTATTTCATATGTAGACCCTGCAAATGTAGTTTACAGTTATACTGAGTCTCCTACTTTTGATGACTGCTTTTATTGGGGTGAAATAAAAACACTTCCAATTACAGAGTTGTTAAAAATTAAGCCTTCTTTAAAGAAAGAAGAATTAGAGAAAATATCTAAAAGCAGTCAAGGGTGGTATGATTACTATAATGTATCTCAATTCTACGAGAATAGTCTTTTTTATAAAGACACTTGTACGTTGCTTTATTTTAATTACAAGACAACAAAAAAAATAGTATATAAAAAGAAATTACTTGAGGGTGGTGGAACGAGAGTGATTGAAAAAGATGATACATTCAACCCTCCGGTTGAAATGATGGAAGAGAACAATTTTGTTAAGATTGAAAAAACAATTGATGTTTGGTATGATGGGGTAATGGTTATGGGAACAAACATAATTATAAAGTGGGAGATGGCAGAGAACATGGTTAGGCCTAAGTCAACTTCTCAGCATGCTCTTCCAAACTATGTTGCTAACGCTCCACGTATGTATAAAGGAAACATTGAATCTTTAGTTAGACGAATGATTCCATTTGCAGATTTGATACAGATAACACACTTGAAGCTACAGCAAGTTATTGCAAGGGTAGTGCCTGATGGTGTATTTATTGATGCCGATGGGTTAAATGAGGTTGATTTAGGAACAGGTGCTGCATATAATCCTGAAGATGCACTAAGGTTGTATTTTCAAACGGGTAGTGTTATTGGAAGAAGCTACACTCAAGAGGGTGATTACAATAATGCCAAAGTTCCAATTACTCAATTAACTTCAAACTCAGGATTAAGTAAAACTCAAATGCTCATATCTAACTATAATCATTATATGGATATGATTCGTTCTGTAACAGGATTGAATGAGGCGAGAGACGGAAGTAATCCTGACCCCAACTCATTGGTTGGTGTTCAGAAGCTTGCTGCATTAAATTCAAATACAGCTACAAGACATATCCTTGAAGGAGCCTTATATATTTATAGAAGTTTAGCAGAAGCGTTAACGTATAGAGTTGGAGATATATTGCAGTATGCAGATTTCAAAGATGATTTTGCAAATAAAATTGGGAAATATAATGTTTCAATATTAAATGATATTTCGGATTTATATATTTATGATTTTGGAATTTTTATTGAAGTATCTCCTGATGAAGAACAAAAAGCACAGCTTGAAGCAAATATACAAATGGCTTTATCTAAAGGAGATATAAATCTTGAAGATGCAATTGATATTCGTGAGTTAAGAAATCTTAAACTTGCTAATCAATTGTTAAAGATGAAGAGAACTCAAAAGCAAGACAGAGAAAGTCAAAACCAAATGCAGATGCAGGCAATGCAGGCACAGCAACAATTAAAGTCTCAAGAACTAGCAATGCAAACTGCTATGCAAAAAATACAAATGGAGTCTGAGGCAAAAATGAAATTAAGAGAAGCTGATGTTAACCTTACTATCCAACAATTAACAGCAGAAGCTCAACTTAAAAAAGACTTAATGGCTGTAGAGTTTGATTATAATATGCAACTAAGTGGTCTTACACAAAACAATTTGAAAACTCGAGAAGATGAGAGGGAAAATGCTAAGTCAAAAAGAATAAGTCAGCAGAATACCGAGCAATCAAAATTAATAAACCAACGAAAAAATAATTTACCACCTCAAGACTTTCTGTCTAATCAAAATAACATAGATGGATTTGATGTGCCTCAATCTAAACCAATGACTTTTGAGTCAAATGAAGATAGTTTAGATGGATTTGATATGAGTGAATTTTCACCTCGTTAATTATTAATTATTTTTGTATAACTTTGTAAAAAATTAAATCAAATAAAATGGAAATTAAAGTAAGAGCAATCGGCGACGTACAAACAAAAAGCGTTGCACAAATAGAAGAAGAGCTTCTAGTTAAGCACGAAGAATCACTATCAACAGATAATGTGTTTCAAGAGCAAGAACAAGAGCAAGAGCAAGAGCAAGAAGTAACTCAAGTTGAACCACAGGAAGAATCCTATGAAGAAGAGTTGAGTGAAGAAAAAGTTCTTTCATATATTGGAAAAAGATATAATAAAGAAATTAGTTCATTTGATGAACTGATGGCGGAAAGACAATCTAGTGAAGAAATGCCTTCAGATGTAGCTGCTTATATGAAGTATAAGAAAGATACAGGGAGGGGATTTGAAGATTTCATAAAGTTAAATAAAGATTTTGACAATATGGACTCGGATGGTTTAATAAAAGAGTATCTACAATCTACGAATTCAGAGTTGGATTCCGATGATATAGATGCATTGATGGAAGATTATCAATATGATGAGGACATCGATGATGAATCTTTTATTAAGAAAACAAAGATTGCAAAGAAGAAGGTTATTGGGGAAGCCAAGAAATACTTCAATCAACAGAAAGAACAATACTCTGTTCCTATTGAGTCAATAGGAGTTGGTGTTCCGGACGAAGAAAAAGAGGTATACGAGGCATACAAACAATACACCAAAGAAGCAGCGACTATTGATGAATCAAACAGGCGTAAGCGTGAATGGTTTGACCAAAAGACAAGTGAGGTTTTAAACGATGATTTCAAAGGTTTTGATTTCAATATAAACGACAAAAAACTTTCATTTTCTCCCGGTAATCTAAGCGATATTAAAAAGAATCATGCAACACCTCAGAACTTTATAAATAAGTTTTTAGATGAGAATGGTTTAATGAAAGACGCAGAAGGATATCATAAATCGTTAGCTATGGCTATGAACCCTGAAAAGTTTGCTAAGTTCTTTTATGAACAAGGACAAGCAGATGCTACAGATGATGTTGCGAAGAAGATGAAAAATATAAACATGTCTGAACGCAAAACACCTGAAAACACTAATAGGGTTGATGGAATGCAGGTCAAGTCTCTAAGCCCTGACTCCGGAAACGGACTAAAAATTAGAAGTATAAAAAGAATTTAAAAACTAAAACAAAAAAAAATGTCAATATTATCAACACCAACTTTTGGTCTTACTCCTAGTTCGGAGCAAGTTCCATTATCAACAAACTACATTACTAACTTCAACTTCTTAACTCAGTATCTTCCTGATACTTATGAGAAAGAATTTGAGCGTTATGGTAATCGTACAGTATCTTCATTCTTGCGTATGGTAGGAGCAGAGATGCCGTCAAACTCAGACCAAATAAAATGGGCTGAACAAGGTCGTTTACACACTAAGTACACAGACTGTCTTGCTTTAGCAGCATTAAATGCGGATACTGCTACATTTACCGTTACTACTCCTGCTACAGGAACAGGTGCAATTCAAACGGGAAACAATATTGCAATCCGTAAGAACCAAACAGTTATGATTTATGATAATGCTACGGGATTATCAAATAAAGCAATTGTTACTGCTACTCCTACTATCGTAACAGCAACAACATTTACTCTTGCAGTTGCTTATTACGAAGCAGGTGGTCAAGCATTCGCTGCTTCTTCTACTTGTTCTGTTTGGGTATATGGCTCAGAATTTAAAAAAGGAACACTTGGAATGGAAGGTTCTTTAGAGGCTGAAGATGAAATCTTCTCTAACAAACCTATTATCATTAAAGATAAGTATGCAGTAAATGGTTCAGACATGGCTCAAATTGGTTGGGTTGAAGTAACTACTGAGAATGGTGCTTCAGGATACCTTTGGTATTTAAAGTCAGAGCATGAAACTCGTTTACGTTTTGAAGACTATCTTGAAACAGCAATGATTGAAGCAGTTCCTGCTGAACTAAATTCAGGTGCAATCAATGTAGTAGGTGTTGCAGGTACTGCAAATTCCGGAGGTTCTGAAGGAGTTTTCTATGTAGTAAATAGTCGTGGAAATGTATGGGGTGGTGGTAATCCACAATCTCTTTCTGATTGGGACACTGTTATATCTCGTTTAGATAAGCAAGGTGCTATTGAAGAAAACGTAGTATTTGTTAATCGTGATTTTGGATTTGATATTGACGATATGTTAGCAGCACAAAACTCTTATGGAGCAGGTGGTACTTCTTATGGTCTATTTGACAATGACAAAGACATGGCGTTAAACTTAGGCTTTACAGGATTCCGAAGAGGTTATGATTTCTACAAGACTGATTGGAAATACTTAAATGACCCAACAATGCGTGGTTCTATGCCTACAGGTTCAAATGCAAAAGGGAACATTACGGGACTACTTGTTCCTGCAGGTTCAACTAATGTATATGACCAAATCATGGGTAAAAATGCAAAGCGACCTTTCTTACATGTTAGATATCGTGCTTCTGAAGCAGAAGATAGAAAATATAAGACTTGGATTACAGGTTCAGCCGGAGGTGCTCAAACTAGTGACTTAGATGCAATGGAAGTTAACTTCTTATCTGAGCGTGCTGTTTGTACTTTAGGTGCGAATAACTTTGTTTTATTCCGTTACGGAGTTTAATAATAATTGAATGTTTAAAAGGAGGGGCACTTTGCTCCTCCTTTATTTTAGTAACTAAATCAAATCAAATAATAATGAAAGCAAACACAACATCAGTAGATAAGACCTACAAGCTGAAAAGCAATGCAACGCCAATCTCTTTTACGTTGCCATCAAGAAATACAACGAGGTTCCCACTTCTTTATTTTGATGAAGAGAACAATGTCAATAGACCTTTGCGATATGCAAGAAATCAAAAATCACCATTTGAAGATGAACAAGATGGAAACTTTCTTCTTGAACCAATCATATTTGATGATGGATTCCTAAGTGTCCCAAGAACAAATCCTGTACTACAGCAATTTTTACATTATCATCCGTTAAATGGAAGCGCTTTTATAGAAGTAGATAAAACAATTGATGCCGCTAAGGAGGTTGAGATGTTAAACTTTGAAGTAGATGCATTGATTGAAGCAAGACAATTAACGGTAGAGCAACTTGAAGTAGTAAGTAGAGTTATGTTCCAAAAAGACATAACAAATGTGTCAACCGCAGAGTTACGCAGAGATGTATTGATTTATGCTAAAAGAGAGCCTAAGTCATTTTTAGAGATATTAAATGACCCTTTACTTAAACTGCAGTCTAATGTTCAAATGTTCTTCTCAAACAATGTATTGCAATTTAGAAATGGACAGCGTGAAGTATGGTTTAATACTAAAACCAATAAGAAGAAAATGATGGGTATCCCATTTGGTGAAGACCCATTTGAAACTGTTGCTTTATATTTAAAGTCAGACGAGGGTATTGAGGTATTGAAGTTCTTAGAAATAAGTTCAAAATAATTAGTATATTTGTACTTTATAAATAAATAAAACATTTTAAGATGAACAGGAAATATTTACAGTTTACTATTGGAGCAGCTAATTCTTTAATAAAACATTTATTCTCAGCTAACGCTGATTACTTTATCACAATGCCTACTACTAGTACATTGAAGCTTCATGCTTATTCAGCACATGCAGGGTCTGATGAAATTACCATTACGTTTACTACTGCTGATGCTACTTATGAATCTCACTATGCAGTTATTAATGCTTTAGCTCTTGCTAATAGAGCTTCATCTAATCCTGATGTGATTATTGAGCCAACTTTACCAATGGTTGGAGCAACACAACAATTAATTACTTCTGTAGTTATTTCATAATATTTACATTATTTAATAGTTAGAAAGGGCACTTAGTTTAAGTGCCTTTTTTTATTTATCTTTGTAAAAAGAATAGCGTATGTCTGTGATGATAAACTCCGTAAGAAACACTGTAATAGCCATATTAAATAAAAATAACTATGGGTATATTTCTCCATCTGATTTTAATTTATATGCACAACAAGCGCAGCTAGAATTGTTTATGAAGTATTTCTCTGATTACAATTCAATTGTAAATAAGGAGAACGCTAGAATGTCAGGGACAGACTATGCTGATTTTGGCAAGTCATACTCTGAGCAGATGGAGGAGTTCATCGTAACAAATACATTGACAAATACATCAGTAACAAGTACGCTTTCAAATGTATATTATCTTCCATCTTTAGTTACAACAGGAGATGAAGATTATATGATAAGCAAAGTGCTATGTTATTCAAAGATACTTTCAAGTGGTGTAAATACCTCTGTTGTTGCACTTCAGTTAGTAGACTCTTCAGCTAATTTTTTATTAGCAGGGGTTTCAATTGGAGATGTAGTTGTAAACACTTCTGTTTCTCCAACTGTAACAGCTACGGTAACATCTGTGTCCGCTACGATATTAGGTCTTTCAGTAAACATATTTACATTAACACCTGAATCATATAGAGTTTTTGATTCTTCGGTTCAAAATGAAGCAGAAAAAGTTTCGGCAGGAAAGATAACATTACTAAATATGTCTCCAATTACATCTCCATCTGTAAACTATCCTGCATACACACAAACAAGTGATACAATAACTGTGTATCCGGCAAGCATTATAAACTTACCATTGCAAGTTGAAGCCACTTATTTTAGGTATCCAAAAAATCCAAAGTGGACTTATATTTCATTAGCGAATGGTGAGCCTGTATTTGACCAATCGCAACCTGACTATCAAGATTTTGAAGTAGGGTTTCAAAATGAAGTAGGATTAATTATTAAGATACTTGAATACTGTGGAATAACAATTAGAGAGGGGCAAGTATATCAATTTGCTAAACAGGAAGAGACTGAAAACAATGCACAAATACCATAAAAAATGACATATATATCACAATACGAATATTATGAAAATAATGGTAATAACCCTGAAGACTTAAATTGGGGGTCTTATCAATATGTTAGTTTAGCTGATGTTGTAACGAATTTTCTTTTAATGTACTCAGGTAACCACTCATTAGTTAATAATGAAGAGAGGTACAAGATATTATTCCACGCCAAGCGTGCGGTCCAAGAGTTAAACTATGATGCGTTTAAAGAGATAAAAGTTTTAGAACTAAATGTTCCAAATACATTACGATATATTCTACCATCTGATTATGTAAATTGGGTAAGGATATCGGTATATGAGAATGGCGTTCTAAGACCATTAAGTGAAAACATACAGACATTATCTTCAGGGGCATATCTTCAAGATAACCTATCAAATATATTGTTTGACCAAAACGGAAATGCTTTATCTCCTCAGAACTCAGCTATAGATTATGATAGAATTACAGGAACAAAGAAATCAATCTATCTAAACAAAGGAAACCAATTTGATAATCAAGCAGGGTATAATGTAGATGGTTTTTGGTATTTTGATTATGCAATTGGAACAAGATATGGACTTAATACAGAGACAGCAAATGCTAACCCTACATTTAATGTAGATAAAAAGGCAGGTGTGATTAATTTTGATTCAGGAATGTCAGAAAGATTATGTATTCTTGAATATGTTTCAGATGGTATGGAGAATGGAGACAATTCTCTAATAACAATAAATAAATTATTTGAGGCTTATATTTATGCTTACATAAAATATGAGGTTTTAAACGCTAAATTCGGAGTTCAAGAATATGTTATTCAAAGAGCCAAAAAAGATAAGCAAGCATTATTAAGAAATGCTAAGATAAGAATAAGTAATATTCACCCCGGAAGACTTTTAATGAACTTAAGGGGCTTAGATAAAATACTAAAATAGTATGCCAAAATTTAGCAGGAATTTTGTTTCAGGGAAAATGAACAAAACTTTTGATGAAAGAGTTGTTCCAAATGGAGAGTATATTGACGCTATGAACGTGCGTATGGGTTCAACGGAAAACTCTGAATTTGGAGTTATCGAAAACACAAAAGGAAACCTTCCGTTAACAGCCTTAAAATTTCTAAATACTCCTTTAAGCGTAGATGCAAGGTGCATAGGTGCTTATGAAGATGGAGCAATGGAGACAGTATATTGGTTTGTACATGACCCAAATTTCCCATTAGGACTAACGGGTAAGCTTGACTTACTTTTGTCTTTTAATACAAACAATTCATTCCTTACTTATCACGTTATCACTATAGATAATGGCGGTAATATAAATACAACTCTAAATTTTAATCCAAAGTATCTTATTACAGGAGTAAATAAAATAGAGAACTTATTATTTTTTACGGATAACTATAATGCTCCAAGAGTAATAAATATAAATAGAAATTATGCTGTGCCATCAGGTGCTCCATTAACAGATGCGGGTGGTATTGCAGCAGCATTGCTACTTGAAGAGTCACTACTTGTTATTAAGAAGCCACCTACTGAGTCCCCAACGGTTCAGTTATTAAATACTGTTGGTCAACAAAACTTTTTAGAAGAGAGGTTTATATCATTTGCTTATAGGTATTTATATGCTGATGGAGAGTATTCAGCTACTTCGCAGTGGTCTGATATTGCTTTCGCTCCAAATGGATTTGAGGTAACTGTAGAGGCATACTTGAATGAAGGAATGATAAACTCATTTAATGCTTGTAAAGTAACTTACTATACAGGAAACTCTCTTGTTGTTGGTATAGATTTATTATTTAAGCAATCAGAAAGCAATATAATTAAGATAATTGAAAAACAGAATAAGCAAGACCTAGGAATACCAAATAATATATATACATCAATAAGCTTTGATAATAGTAAGATATTTACTACTCTTCCTGAGTCTGAGTTATTAAGGTTATATGACAATGTCCCAAGATTTGCTCAAGCACAAACCCTTATGGGTAATAGGCTAATGTATGGCAATTATATTGAAGGATATGACTTAGTAACTTCACTTGGAAACCCTGTTCAATTTACTTATGAGACAGCGTTAATTCAAGATTCAATAGGACTTGACTCATTAGTAACATCAAAACAATCATCAACATATCTTATTGATGGAGGTCATGTAGTTCCATTTTCAATCTTAAGAATAGACTTTGCTAACTTAGTTCCATATGCATCTAATTTAATATCAGGAGCTTCTATTGGAATTAGTATTGAGTTTTCACATGAAAGTTTTACAGGTAGTCCTTCGTTGATAGGAACAACGCCTACTACTTCTGTATCGGCTACATTTTTTTTAACATCAAATTATAGCAGTCCATATGATTTAGCACAAAGTGTTGAGTTCCAAGATTGGATTGGTACGGTTGCTAATATACTTCCTGTATATGACCCTATCCCTGCGAATCCAACATCTTGTGATGGGTATACATTTACCGATAAATTCAATTGTTTAACACCTACTAATTTAGCTGCAAATTTTGAAAAGAGAGCAGCAGGTATTGATGCTGTAGGTGAACCAATAAAAATAATATCAAGTAATCTAAACAGCTATATCGACTTGCAGATAGTTGCTACTCAATATGAGGACACCACTAGCCTTGGTACTTATGGATATGAATATTATCAGATAACAAATGAAGCCGCTACATTTTCAAAGGTTGGGCAAATAAGAAGTTTGCATAGCAATAGAGGATATGAGGTGGGAATAGTTTATATGGATGATTTCCTTCGTTCATCAACAGCTCTTGTTTCAGTAGATAATACTGTTTACACTCCTTGTTCTTCCTCAAACCTTCAAAACTCAATAAGAGTAACTATACCGACTTCACAAGTAGCTCCATATTGGGCAACTAGATATAAGTTTGTAATAAAGCCTGACCAAGAAGGGTATCAAACAGTATACTCAACATTACTTTATATAGATAGCGCCAATAATAACTTATATTGGTTTTTACTTGAGGGAGAAAATCAACAAAAGGTTGAGGTAGGTGATAGACTTATTGTAAAAAAAGACTCAAATGGAGCATCACAAGAATGTGTGTATACTACTGTTTTAGAAAAGGGCTCTCAAGCCTTTCCATTCCCGGGTGTATACATGAGATTAGAAACTGTTAATTTTGCAGCAACAGTCCCATCTATACCACCATATACAGACTCTGATACTGTTTGCTGTGGAATTATTAGTCCTGTTTATGTATCTTGGTCTGAGATTGGCGTGCCACCTAGAATTGACCTTGATGTTCCTGCAGGTTCGGTAATAGGAATTATGGCTTATACTTATCGACCTCCGGGGATTTTTGGATGTGATAAAAGAGAGATTAATCCGGCACAGGCATATGTTTATTTTACCGCAACGAATAATTACAACAATCTAGAAGATTGGTTCGTGTTTAATCAGGCAGCTATTTTATCAGCGTTGGGAGCACTTCCAAGTACGGGTATGACTATTTCTTATCAAGGCGCTTATGGCTTATCATTTTTAGCGATGAACAGTCTTGCACAAGGGGGTATAGATGAGGGTATAATGAAATTATACATTAATAGAGACCCTGCTGATAATCATTTAACTTTTTGGATAACGGGAACAGACTCCTGCACCAATAGTGTGCCTATTACTACAATTAAGTTTAAACTAAATAGAGCACCTGTTAGTCCTGACTTTGTATTTGAGACAGCTCCAATAGATGCGTTACCTGATGTGTTCTTTGAAAACAATTTATCGTTTGGGATTACGTCTATTGGCGAGCATGAAGGAAATGTTCAAAATCAAGACTTTTTAATGGGACAACCTGCAATTATAAATACAGGGTTTTTCAATTGCTTTTCATTTGGAAATGGAGTAGAGAGTTATAAAATTAGAGACTCAATAATTGGTAGAGAGTTTAATCTTGGGGAAAGAGTAACCTCAGTTTCTGCACAAGACTACAAAGAAGCGCATAGGTTCTCGGATATTACTTATAGTGGGATATACAACCCTGAGTCAAATCTAAATAAGCTTAATGAGTTTAATTTAGGTCTTCTAAACTATAAATATTTAGAGTCATCTTTTGGGTATATTTATATATTAGATGGTAGAGAGACTGATGTTTTATGTATCCAAGAAGATAAGATATCGTATGTATTAGCAGGCAAAAATTTATTGTCAGATGCAGGTGCAGGGCGAGCGCTACTTGCTGTACCTGAAGTATTGGGTACTCAGATTGCAAGAACTGAAAAGTTTGGTATAAGCCACAACCCTGAAAGTTATGTTCAATGGGGTGCTGATAGATATTTCACTGATGTAAAAAGAGGCGCTGTTATACAGCTCCAAGGAGACTCAGCACAAAACGATAAGTTACAGGTGGTATCAGAGTTTGGGATGCGAACATGGTTTAGAGATGAATTTATCTATTCACAGACTACGCAGAAACTTGGCGGATATGACCCGTATATGAATGAATATGTTTTGACTAGCAATGATATTAGTATCCCAATAGTAACGGAGTGTTTTGATTGCGACCAAGACAATACATTTTCAATAGACAACTCTTCTAACTCAACGGATAGAGAGATAAATTATTGTATCGAATTAAATGATTGTATTGGAATTGGAACTATTACCATAGCAACAACATCTATATCTTTAGGAGGAAGCTTTACTGTATCAGCTACCTATGATGGAACAACAACTTCAACATTAATAACAAGTGTCGGAATAGATACTGTTAGTTATAATGTAAATAATCCGTCTGTTTTTACTCTTGAAATTAATATAATTATATCTGCAGGTTCAACAATTGGATTTGATATAAACAATGAATGTCAAGAATGTGAAAAAATAAAACTAATTGAGGTAGTAATTACTGATAATAGCAATGCAGGATTTTTCATTCATAATCAATATAACTATACTGATGTAACTATACCTTATACATCTCCATTACAGAGCAATCAAGTTACATTTGCTTCAGGTACAGCGGTTCCACTTGTTTCATATTATAATGCAGCGTCAGGATTCCAAGGACAGGGTAGCTTCCCTTACCCCGGAGTAGATATGACACTATATACAAATAAAATTGGGTTTGATAACTATGACTTTATTGACCCTCCGAATAGATTTTTATGGACAACCACAAATATTAATTATCCAAATACACCTGCATCTATAGCAATACTACTATCAATAGCAAATGTTGTGACTCCAATAGTAACTGTTGGAAATCAGAACTCCGCAGTTTTTTCTGTGCCAAGCTTATTTGATAATCTTTATTTGATTTGGGACTTAAGGAGTACCACTGAGGTTGAATTATGTTATAGCGAAGTGAGTTGTGATGTCGCTTGTCTCGAATGCTCGGTTTGTGAGTGCGGGTCATGGTTGGTAGTAAATAATACCGGAGAGTCTTATTTTGGTGTTCAGTATGTTAATTGTGACGGAATTAATGGTGTTATTGGAGAGTTTGACCCTGTAAGCTATACGTTCCCTAGAGACGCAGGTCTATTTATATGCGCTAGGTCGTTCCCTGAACCTGTCGATGGATTTATATATATGTATTTAGGATGTTATTGTTGTAAAGAAGAATGTACTAGCTATAGCGTTGTAAATAATAGTATCCAAAATATAGATTTTGTTGGATATCTTACTTGTGGAGTTGAAGACCCGAATGAAGTGGTTACATTTAGTCCATCTACCCCTGTAGAAATTTGCTTTACAGCGTCAGAAACTATGGGGTATTTTGAGATAACAACAGGAATAGATTTTGTTGAAAGTTTAGACTTCTCATTAATTGAATGTGGGTGTGCAGCAATTTGTTGTTCAACTTATATTGTTTGGAACGATAGTAATGCGCAAGAAACAGATGTTAATTATGTGGACTGCAATGGAATGTTTCAAACCGTAACATTAGCTCCTTTAGCAGGAATTACATTATGCGCAATATCCATTGAACCAACTCTAAATTTAAACACTATCACATTAAATGCTTGTATTTGTTGTACTGAAGATTGTTTTACTTTAACAATTGAAAATAATTCAGGTCAAGATATAACAATTAATGGAGATTTTTTATGTAATGGTCTTCCTTTTGAATCCTTTACATATCTTTCGGGAGCGAATCCATACACTCAATGTTGGAATAAAAATGCTACTTTTACAATAATATCAAATGCTCCATCTTTTGGCCAATTATTGTTTGATGTAGTTGAATGTGATTGTTTAAATTAATAAATAGAATACTATGCCGGCAACATATTTTTTAAATTCAGTAGATTTGGCAAGCGCTACATACATTTATAGTGACGCATCTATGTTATATGCAGCAGCCGAAGGATACTATTCAGACGGCACCATTTGCAGGCATTGGTATCTTGACCTTGTTCTTGGATATTGGATATTAGAACCATTTACTTATTGTGAATAGACATGTTTAAAACACTTACATATAGCCCAAATGCACAAGGATGGCCTTCATTCTATTCTTACAATCCTGATTGGATGATAGGCATGAATAATTATTTCTATTCATTTAAAGGGGGTAATTTATATAGGCATAGCGTAAACATTAAAAGAAATACATTCTATACCACATGGTGCGCACAAAACGTACCACCACTAGACCCATTTACACCAACAGGACTTATAAGTGTATTAAATGACTTGCCTCTTGAGAATAAATTATTTAAGACAATGGACTTGGTGGGTGATGCACCTTGGTCTGCAACCTTAACTACTGACTTACAATATACAGGGTTTATAGAGCAAGCATGGTTTGAAAGGAAAGAAGCGACTTGGTTTGCATTTGTAAGGAATGATGGTGCAATACCAATGGGGCCACAAGAGTATCCTTTAAGAAGTGTAAATGGAATTGGTAATAGTTTATCAGTTGTAATTGGTGCAGGTACGGCAACTATAAACTTCTCAATAACTCCTCTTATAGCAATAGGGAGTATAATAAGCATTGGTGACATTGTTTACTTTTCAGCAGGTGCAATAGGCGCAGGTATAGTAACGAGTGTTATTCAGAACTATCCTTTAGGAGACAACTATATTATTATTGATACCACTCCTATATGGACCACTCCTATCCCTACTCAAACGGAGTATTTCTTATTTAGTAAAAACTCAGTTGCAGAGTCACATGGTGTACTTGGTCATTACTGTTTATTTTCTCTTTCAAATAATTTTGATACAAAAATAGAATTGTTTTCAGCAGAATCAGAGTTAATGAAAAGTTACCCTTAATTTTTTATATCTTTGTAGTTATTAAGAAAATTTATTAAAAAACTATAACATGATAGGAGCAGCAATAGGAATAGCATCAACTCTATTAACAACAGGGATGTCTTTTGCCCAAGCAAATAAGCAAAAAAAAATACAGAAACAAGCAGAACAGGAAGCTGATAAATTAATGATTGAAACTAAAAAGGCGCTTGAAATAAACTATATGGATGCATTATCCGTTCAAAAAGAGCCTTATGAGTTAGCGAGAGAAAAGATGCTTGCTCAAGGAACACAGGCTACACAGGCAGGTCAAGAGTCTGAGAGAGGTGCTGCTGCAACCGCAGGGCGAGTACAGATGTCACAAAATGAAGCTCAAGGAGATATTAGAACAGAAATGGGTAAAGAGTTAACTGAGATTGAAAGATTAAAGGTTGCTGAAGACGCTAGGCTAAGAGACTTAAATGTACAAGTAAAATTAGGCGAGATTGAAGGCGCTCAGATGGCTGCGGCTAATGCTCAAGAAATGTCGGCTGATGCTATGGAGCAAGGTTTTGCAGGAGTTACAAGTGCAGCAACGCAAGGAGCTAACTTAATTCCTTTGTATGGGAAAAATGCTATAGCACAACAGCAAGGCGCTTTAAAAGGAATGACTTTTACTCCTGATGAATTTACAAAATTTGGAAATGTTGGAGGAACTACGCTAGGTCAGGCAGGTTCTAATGGAACAACAAACCTAGACTTTGAGGCTATTGGTAATATGAATAAGTCTCAATTTAGACAATTTAGAAGAGACCTTACTCCTCAACAACAAACATCATTATTTCAGAACCAACAGTTTTTAGACGCTTACGGACCATACTAAAATAATTAAAACAAATAAATAATGGCAACATTTTATAAATATCAAGAGCGTGACATTGACAGCCAAGTAAATTGGGCTGATATTGGGCTTGGTATGTCTGATATGATTACAGACCAAGTCGCTACAAGAAAAGCAAAGAAAGAGGCGTATGATGACGAAGTAAGAGCAATCAATAACTATTTAGATGAAAGCCCATCAGGGGATGATGCAAACTTGGCTTCATGGACATCTGCTTATTCATCGGATATGCAAAAGAAAATGTTAGAGAATCAAAGGGCATTTAAAAATGGTATGATATCAGAAAGAGATAATGTTACTTTTACGCAAAATGTTAAAGATGGAACAAAGACAATTTTTGATTTATCTACAGAGTATCAAGCTGAGTATAAAGATAAGATGTTAAGAATAAACTCAACTGACCTATTAAATAAGTCGCAAGAATTAGAGTCTTTTCTTATGGAACAAGCAGAGTCATATGATAACTATAAAACATCTAAGCCAATTATTGACCCTAAAACAGGGTTGGTATTAATGAGCATAAAAAAGAAAGATGGAACATATGAAACTGTTTCTGCTGCTAATTTAAGAAATAGAATGAAAGTAAAGGTTGACTATTTTGATTCTAATGGGGCTACAACAAAAATTGAAACGGAAGGATTGGGAGAAGAAGTAATTAGTAATTATGCCGAAGCAAAGAACGCGTTATCTACAGGTGTTATTACAGAAGAATCATTTAAACTATTAAAAGATGGTTTTGAGACAGCGTTAAGAGATCAGGTGTCTTCATATTTAGTTGCTCCAACAAATGTGTCTTCCGTATTAACAAATGATATTTTGTATGAGGACATTCTTGATAAAGATGGAAAAGTAACGGGTCGTAAGCCTGTAAATTACTCATTTACTTATGATAAAGCTGCGGCTGCTGCCGACCCATATAAAATATTATTGGTAGTTCAAGGTGGGGGCAGTGGCGTTCCAACTCCTGATTTCTCAACAGCAAATGGTGAAAAACAACGAGAAGTAGTGCTTGGATATATGACAAGACAAACAATTGAGAAAGTAGATAGGAAAGTTAGTCAGCAAGTTATTGGTGCTTTAGGATATAAGCCGCAGGCTCCGGCTCCGGACTTTAGATTCACTGAGAGAGCGGATGCAAAAAAAGAGGTAGAATCTTCTCTCAATACATGGGCGGAAAACGCTGCCAATATGATTTTTGGAGGTGACATAAATACGGCAAGTAATGCAGCTCAATATATATCAGGAGGATTTGGAGCTTCAGGTGGCGTGGGCACAACAAAAACAGGCAGAACGCTTAAGCAAATAGATGCTAAAGGAAATCAAAAAACATTCACAATGGATGGTAGTAGAGCGTCTTTGATAGCTTTAGTACAAGCAAATGGCGTTCCTATCAATTACCAAGACAAAACGGTAGAGTTGCTAATTAAGTATCAGGCAGGTAGAAAGCCAAATAATTTCGATGTTTCTGCAGGTGCTATAAATGAAAATGTTACTCCAACGTCTAAATATAATGGAGCGGGGTCTCTTCTGCCTGATTGGATAAGAAATAAATAAATAATATAAATAATATATAAATGAATGACGACGCAATAAATGACGCATATCAAATGTTTTCGCAAGGCGGATACAATGGTTCTATTGACAATTTTAAACAGTTAATAGCATCTAATCCAAATGCGTTAAATGATTCTTATGAGATTTTTAAGTCGGGAGGTTATAGTGATGACATTGAATCATTCAAGACGTTAATGGGTGTTTCAAATTCTTTTTCAAATCCTTTTATTAAAAAAAAAAGTCCCGGTGGGGTATCCATTTCGGCAGATGGTTCTTCGGAATCTCAAGGTTCTGAATCTTTCATGTCCATGATGGGTGATATTGCAACTAAACAGATAGCAGAAGACAAAGAAAAAGCAAAGCAATTACAGGCCACAGGATTCCGAAAGGAAATGAAGGATGCAGAAGCTATTGAGCTTAGTGGAAAGGAACAGCCTTTAAGTAAGATATATGATGAATATGATGATTTCTTTAATACTAAAAATCAACAGGCAACAGGTGTAGAGGCATTTATAAAAAGCAAAGCTAGACCCAAAGGTAGAAACGATTATAACGAGAATGTGTCTTTTGACCTCGGATTGGGTATAGCAGTAAACGATACTAGATATAGAGTAAAGGATGGCTTTTGGGAGCGATTAGTGCAAGGGGATTCTAAATATGAAAAGATAACAAATGCTTCAAGTATATCTGCTCTAAACAAAAGATACGATAGAGACTTATCAACTGATGTTGCTCCAATAGAAGTTAAGCCAAGTGTAATAGACCCATTTCTTATTGTTAACTCAGATTTTCTTTCTAAGACAGAAGAGGATGCTCAAACAGTTTTAGAAAACAAGTTTGGTGATATGGGATTTGAATTTAAGCAAGCAGGTGCTTTTACAGATTATATAACAGTAACTCCTAGAAATGGAGCAGACCCAATGACATTTTCATTTGATGAAAAATCAGGTGATGAGGCCGTTAGGCTACAATCTTTTTTAAGAAACAATGCTTCCGCTGAAAAAGAAAATTATGCTTCTACAAGTAATATTTTAAATTTTGTAGCAAACAACGAAAACCCATATGGTTTAGATGGATATAAAAAATTATTTAAAGACCTAACTTATCTTCAAAAAAAGGAAGAGATAACAAGGCGACAAAAGGAGTCGGCAGGATTTGAGTTCGACGACCTAAGTGGTATAGCGGGATTTGCCATGGGGTTGATATATGACACTGAAGAAAATAAATCGAAACTTGCTGAAAGTGCAAAAAAAATGCAAGATGAATTATATAATAGCGAAGAATATAAGTTATTTAAGAATGAGGAAAGTAAATTTGAGCAACAGCTAGAAGACAGGTATTCACTACTGCTTGATGATTATGAAATAAAACAACGAAACGGTGATTATGAAGGAGCGAGAAAGGCAAAGTTAGCGATTGAAAGTGGGTTTAGTAGAAATGTTATTGGAGACAATATTACAAATCTTTCAAACTCACAATATGACTTAATGAGCGCTAAGAATAACCTCGTTGCAAAGGAAACAAAATTACGAGAGCAAGCATCAAAAGGTTTAATAACACAAGAACAATTTGATATTGGCGCAGAAGCTATTTTAGTAGAATCAAAAAAACTAGCTATTTCAGCAGAGAGCGTTAATTCAAACCAAAAAAAAATGAACGCTCTTGCGGGAATGTATATGTTAGAAAAAGCAAAGTATGGTAATTTTGGAAGTAATCTTTGGAACAGTTTTGTAATTGGGACAGACGAAGTAATAAGTGCAGCAAACTATATAAGAGGGTCTGTTGACATGAGAAATATGATAGGAGAAGAAGCTAAGATAGGCGCCCAATCTAGGATTATAACTCCGCAACAAAAAAAATATTATGAGGACAAGGGATATAGTGAAGAAGAAGTAAAAAATATACTTTATAATAAGGCGGAGCTATCAGCAATTAAAGCCAATAAAAAAGCAGTTATAGAAAGATTTGGTTCTGATTTAACAACTGAAGAGTCAAAGTCAAAGCTCGGGTTTGTTCAAAATGCTTTAGTTGGTGTCGCAGCATCATTACCTTCAATGCTAACAAGGGCTATACCTGTCGTGGGACAAGTAGCAGCATTTGCAAGTATGGCAAATATGTCATACAATGCGATTGAAGAAGAGATGCTTTCAGACCCTGACTTTGAAACGACAACAAAAGGAGAAAGGGCTTTTATTGCTGTTCCATATGCGGCTGTTATGGGGTATCTTGAAAACCTTGGTATAAGTAAAATGACAAAAGGAAAATCAGCTATTCTAGGAAAATATATTTTAGGTAATATGGCAAAAGCTCTTCCAAAAAAAATGGGAAGAGAAGCAGTTGAGAACATAGTAAATAAAGAAGTTAAAAGTCTAGTTGGCAAAGGGGTATTAAAAGTTGTTGCGGGTGGGTTAGCAGAAGGAGAGACAGGAGCAATGCAAACATTGTTTGCCGATATTGGAATGAAAAAAGCATATAACTCTATAAGAGCCGCTTATACCGGTGAAGATTTAACAGAACTAACAGGAGGAGAAGCATTTGGCACTCCTCAGTCTTTTTCAGAAGGTGCATTAGCAGTTGGTGAAGGAGCATTAGCAGAGGCAATTGGTGGTTTCGCTATGTCTACAGTTATGGTAGGAGCGCAGGGATTGGCTACGGGTAAAATATCATTATATAATAAAGATGACTTAAAGTTTTTTGAAGACTTTTCTTCGGATGAGCAATTTAAGAAGATTATTGTAACAGACTTAAAGACTAAGATGCTAGAAGGCACAATGACAAAGAGTGAGGCACAAGCCGCACTAAATGATATTGACTTGGTGGCAGGTGTATTTAATTCAATAGATGAGAACCTACCTCAAGGAGCAAAGATTGAAGCCTTTAATTTAATAAATGAAAAACGAAGATTATTAATAGAGATTGAAGGTAAAGACCCTGCTTTAAGTAAAGAAAAAAATGATAGAATAGCTGAAATAAATACAAGGCTAGAGGAGCTACCTTCTCTTGTACAAGAAGATAACTTAGCAGATAGAGCGAGTGATATAGAATATGCTCTTGGAAGAGGAAGAGGGAAATCAAAAACCGTAAGGATTGATGGTAAAAGGGTAAGTAGAGAAGAAGCAGAGACAGAGTTACAAACAATAATCACTAAAATAGAAGAAAATGCCATTCAAAAGCAAACAGCAAGTGAAGTACTTGTACAGCCAACAACCACAATTGGCGAAGAAGTGGTCCAAGGAGAACCCCAAACAGAACTTGAAGTCATTACCAAAGAAGGTGAAGCCCAAGAACAAAGGTTCAAGGATAAAGAATATTTAACAGCTGAAGAGACATTAAATTTTAGCATAAATAACGCTAAGGAAAACATAGAAAATAGAATATTAAGATTTCAAAAATCAGAACACCCCTCAAGCGAAGATTGGGTAAAGTCGGAGAAAGAAGAATTGAATCAGTTAAACGAAAACCCATTAGCATATTTTGAATCTAAATTACAGCAAGCTAATGAAAGAACTACACCTTGGGTAGAAGAAATAGAGCATTTTGAAATGATTATTAATGAGTTCAAAGCCGTAGAAAATGCTCAAGCCGCACCAACACAAGAATTAGCTCCTGTAACGCAAGAATTGGTCTTAGAGGAGGTAACACCACAACCTAAGAAATTAACTATAAGAGAGGAGATGTCACTTGCAGCTGAAAAAGCTCAAGGGAAAAAGGGTAAAGCGCCTAGGGCAGCTAGAGTGCGAAAAGCACCTGTAGTAACAGCACCTGCTCTTGAAGTTGAAGCGGCACCAATTGTTGTAGAGCCTACACAGGAAGCTGTAGTAGCACCTGTAGTAACGGCACCTGTAACTGAGGCTAAGGAAGGCGCACCTACTAAGTTTTCGTGGGATAAAATTAAGGAGTATACGAGTGAAGTAATTAGAAGCATGAGACAACTTCAATTTTCTAAATTAAACCCTTTAATTGAACTTAAAAAACCAAGCGCAGCTCAAATAATAGAGATAAAAGCTCTTCAAGCAAAAATAAAATCTGCAGATGCAGTATTAAATGCTAGAGAAAATAAAATAAAAGAGGACGAGAAGAAAGCTGAGAAGGGAGAGCCTACTGATAAAAGCCCAAGGGTAAGTGGTGTCGACCAAAATGGTAAGCCTGCTGAGTTTGTTGTAGTTGTTAATGAAAAGAAACAAACAGCAAAAGTACAGCTTAAAAAAAGAGGAGACTCAGAATTAGCAAGGCAAAAAATAGAGTCTGATTTGAAAATACAAACTGACGATAAAGGAAGAAAGTTTGTTGAGACTCAAAATAAATCAAGGGTCTATATTGATGAGAAAGTTACACCACCTAAAGCTGAGGTTAAAGCTAAAGTTAAAACTGAAGCTCCTGTGGTTGAAGCCAAGAAAGAGTTCATTATAGATGGCAAAGAATATACTGAAGAAGAGGCTATAGAAATAAGTCAAAATAATTATAGAATCCCTAATTACGGAAGTAAAATGGAGTACAATGGTAGCAACCCTCAAGCTAAAGAATTTGTAAATAATTATAATAGAAATTCAAGCCCATACTTTAGAGATGGAAGATTAAAAGGAGAGTATATGAAAGGAAAACTTTCAGAAGCTCTTGGAAGTATGAGTTTTAGAAAATTTGGTAATTTATATAGAAAACATATAGACCCTTATTTTAGCAGGGCTAATAATGAAAAATCAGTTGGAGGCGTGGTAGATAATAATTTTAGATTTGAAGACTTAGCAACATATATTATAGGCGATTCTAATCCTGATACTTTTGAAGAAGCAGATTTCAGAGCATTTGCTAAAGAAGCAGGTATTGAGATTCCTGCAGCACCTGTAACTGAGGTTAAAGTAGAAGCTCCAAAGGCTAAACCTGTGGCTGAAGTTAAAGTAGAAGCTCCAAAGGTTGAGCCTGTTGTTGAACCTAAAGCAGAACCTGTTAAGACAACTGCTACAAATACTGAAGCTGATATAGAAAATGAAAGAGCAGCAGAATTAAAATCTAAAGGAGTAGATAGATTTTTTCCTGAAGAAATAAATGAAACTGCTAAACAAATTGAAGAAAGGGAAAAAAAACAAAAAATTCAAGATGAAATTAATGAGAGATATGATTCAAAATTAGCTGCTTTAGATACTCAAGCAAAAACAGAAACTACAAAAAAGCCAACGGCAAAAGCTGAACCTGTAGTTTTAAATTTTAATGTGAAATCTACTACTAGAAATGGAATGGAAACTATTATCACTGATGACAATTCTTTAAGGATGGGTGATGAAGGTCAAGAGTTAAGTAAATTAAGAAGATATGGTAAAACTAAGCACTATATTAATGATGGTATACTTGGTGTTATAATTGAAGGGTTTTCCATGGATGGAAGAGAGGGAGGACGTACCATTGTAAATGTTAAAGTTCCAAATGGTTTTAATGAAACTATTTTTGAAGAGCTTGTAAAAGGAATTAATTATCCTGCTATGACTACAGTTGCAGAAACAGAAAGAGTATTAGCAGAAATTAAAGATGCAATTCAAAAATCAATAATTGCTCCCGCTCCCGCTACTCAAGCAACAACAGAAACTACAAAAAAATCAACAGTAACGACTGAAGATAGAATGGGTGTTATTACTAGCATAAAAAAAGATATAGAAAAAACAACTGAAGAAATAAAAAAAGCAAGAGCAGAAGCTAGAAAAGCTGTAAATGAAATTGAAGCAAAAATTCTTGATACTAAAAATGAAAATAAAAAAGAAGAGTTACAATTTGATATAGAAGAGATTGAAACTCAACTTGAAGAAGACCTAGAGGGACTTAAAGATGACTTAGACCGCCAAATAGGAATGTTGAAAGAAGAAGTTGAGTCACTTAAAGATTTAGACCTTGAAAAACCTGAGAATAAAAAGACACTATTAAGTTATATAGATGGTGCTATTGCTGCACTCAATAGTTTAAATAAACTAACATACGCAAAACTTGATGCAGGAGTTACAGTAGGAATATTGAAGGCTATTTTAAAGGGAATACGTGCAGGAGTTGTTGCAGGTAAAACATTTAATACTGCTGTTAGAGCAATGGCAACTAAATATAAAAATGAGCATAAAAATGAAAATATAACTATTGATGAGTTTATTGAAGAAATTAATGATTATTTAGATTCAACGTATGTTGACCCACAAGCTGATGAAGAGTCATTAGATAAAGATATTGATAAATTTACTACTGAAATTAAAAATGCAATAAGACAAGCTCAATCACAATCAAAAACCTTAAGAGAAAAAGCAGCTGCTAAAATTAAGGACATGCTCAAGGGTAAGTTTAAAAGTATATCAGCTGTTCACATGAGGTCAATTATGACAAGGCTTGTTAGTGTTAACGTGGAGAATCAAACTCAGTATGATAAGTTCTTAGAATACGTTGAGAAAGTAATTGAGATTACAAACTATGATGCCAAGGTTAGAGAAGCAAATGTTAAAAGGAAAAAAGCTAAAGACAATACAATAGGCAATAACCCAAAACTTGGGGACCTTTCCCTTGACTTGCTTGGTTCACTGTCACGAATG